CACTACCTTTTTACCGCCATAAAAAAGAGGGGAATCATTCCCCTCATGAAACATATATGTGACGAATGCACAGCACCATGCACCGCTTGAATTGCAATAGCGATTGAATACCGCACCACCCTGTCCAAGATGTTTCTGTGCAAGCTTCAGGAGTTCCACATTATTTGCACCCATCTTCTTCACCCTCTTCCTCAATAAAAGAATCGGCAGGTTCTTCTGCTGTTTCCCATTCATGGTCTTTAAGTGCTTTCATCTCTCTTGTAATCTTTGTGCCGGTTTCTCCCTCAACTGTGAAATCATTGTTGAAGTAAGTGGCACAGAAAACAATGATGAAGTTTGCAATCACAGACAGTATCTTGTAAATCAGATTTACTGTTGGATTATGAAACTGTGCCACATCTGTTGCCATAAGTGCTGTGTTGAAGCAGGTAGCTATGACAAGCACAGTTCTTAATTTTGTTCCGTTGTTCATTTCTCTTCACCCCCATGTTCATAGCACTCTGACTTGATGTAATACCCCTCTTCAGTAAGCATTACTGCGCTGTGCTTTGGAAGTTTGCTGACAGAAGCACCGCTTAATATGGAATGATACTTTGCTTCAGCCGAATTTCTGTTGTCAAAGGCATAGCATGGTGTACTCATCTTGCCATCCTCAAATAATTGGATCTCCATTACTACAATCAATGGGTTACCTCTCTTTCTTCAAGTTCTGCTATACGTTTCTCTAACTTCTGAACGTATGCAACCAATGGTGCTATAAGTTCTGTGTATCCAAGTGTCATGAAGCCATTCATTTCGCCTGTCATGCAGTTCCATTTGTCAGCTTCTTTGACATCCTGTGCATAGAATCCCACATGGCTCTGACCATCCTTGAAGTAGTGTGCCGGTTTCAGCTTGTCGATGAATTCCACCGCATCTTCATCAAGGTATGCCTTATGGTCTTTCAATCGTCTGTCAGATGCCTGTGTCAAAGTACCTGCTATGCTTGTATTGCCTTGCCATGTAACAGCCATTGCATTGCTTCTTGAGGATTCAGATGCGCCGTTGCCGATAATAAAAACATTGTCAGACCATGCCCAATGTTCACTACCCTGTGCGACGTTGTACCGCCCAAATACTGTCTGGACAGCACCCCTTGCGATCGTATGGCTACCACCTGCAAAGCTGTTTGTCGCACTTGCTTCTGTCTGATTGCCTTGTGCATGGCTACCTATGCCACTTGCTATAGTGATGTACCCCTCTGCATGGCTGTGATTGCCAGAAGCAATAGTACGGAAGTTCTGTGCGTGAGAGTTGACACCACTTGATTGTGTTGATTCACCCTCTGCGTGAGATGTGCTACCGCTTGCTACGCAGTTCTCACCCTCTCTGTATGAGTAAGTACCAATATCACCCACACCATCAGAACCTATGGTGAAGTATGGGAATCTGCCCCTTGCAAGATAGGATGCATAGATGTACTTGACTCCTTTTTGCGTCAATACATTGCATTGTTCAGCTGTCCATGTAATGACTCTGCCATCCTGTGTTGGTGTCACTCCTACATCAGCTATGGTGCTTCTGTTCTCATCAAGGTATGTGATAACAGCATTATTGTCTTCTACATCCCAAGGAAGTGTCATGCTGAATGGCGATGTGTTATCATAGACTACCCAATTCAGTTTGTTTCCGTTATAGCTTGCATATGGTAGCTTGCCTATGGTCAATACTTCTTCCCCATAGTCGTTGTTGAAAGTCTGACCATTTGCACCAAAAGTTGCCAATTCTGTAAGACCATCCCTTGCTGTTATGCCGTTTGACCGTGCCAACAGATTACCGCCACCATTAGTAGGGTCAGCCAAGAAATCTTCTTTGGTCTTCTCTGTGATGTGCGCACCTGTATCATCACCCGTTTCGGTCATCCAGAAGTGCTGTTCTGTGTTGCTTGCTATGTCATAGATGCTCTTCTGTGATTCAAGCATCACATTGTCTTCTGCTCTTATCATATGTCCTCTAACCTCGCTGTTATGTTGGCTTTCTGCTGATTGGTTATCGTATAGGTCATACCAACACCGACTCTTGTTCCTGTCTCTTGGTTGTACCAATTGACCTGCAAGTTAGCTTGATTCAGCATATCGGCTGTGACTCTCACACCTCTGAACAAGATGTTGGCTGTTAGGGTTGTATTGACCAATGTTGTGGTAAAGTCTGAACCATTGGAAGAAGTTATTGTCAATTGATAGTCACTTACTTTGTTTGCCAATGAAGCAAGTTCTGATGCCATCTGTGCGACTTTATCAGAGATACCGCTGTCTCTTAAAATGTACTCACCTATGGTTGCTTTCTGTGTGTCTTCAGCTTCACAAGTCTCTATCCTCAAGAGCCTTGCTTCTAAATACAACTCACCATCTTCATCTATGATGTTTACCCTGTCACCTATCTGCACATCATCTGGCAATTTCTCAAAGTCAACTTCATAATTGACCTGCACCTGTGAATGTCTCTGCAAGTAGGCTCTTGCTTGACCTGCTAACATGGCTTTGTCTGTGGTATCAAACGAGAATGAACCAACCCACAATCCGTCTGGGTCTATAGCACTTGACCATTTAGCCATTGCGGTTTCATTTCGCATCTGCCCTGTCTCTGTGTCTACTCTGTACACATCACCTGTTGATGGGTCTGTGTAAGAATACTCATACCCTACAAGATCTATTGGCTCTTCTGCTCCCTCTGGTGTGCCACCTCTTACTTCCAAGGCTGTGACCAAATCAGCTATAGACTTCTTCCAATAAATCTTCTTCAAATCATAGTTCAGCCGTAGCTGTGGGATAGCTTCTTGATTGCCACGCTTCTTGATTACGTTCACTACCCTCTCTATGATTTGCAGACGATCAATGACAAATGAGTAGTACAGTTCACAACCCCACAGATTGACTACTGACAGCAGACGCTCTGTGCATGATGATTCACCTTGCCACTCACAAGTCTGAATAGTTGTTGGCACATCCATGATATTGAGCGACCAATCAGATGGCAGGAAATAATCCATCATCTGGTCTATAGTGCCGGTCAGAGTTACAGAACCACACAAGGTGTTCAGCAGGTCTAAACCTGCGTCCTCTGCGTATACTTGGAATTCCTGTGTGGATGTATCGCATTCTACTTCTACTATCTGATACACAGCATCATAGGCGTTGTCATCATCACCCCTTGCAGATTGCTTGAGGATGTAGTTGCCCTCTGCCACCATCTCTTCAAGGTCTGCTCTGTCATACTCTGTAAAAGGCAAGACACAGGAGAATGTATTAACTCCTGTGTCTATCTCTTCTACTGTGAGGTCATCTGTTATTCTGAATCCGTCTGGTAATTGTGTACTTGCGTTGCCAAGGATGTCTAAATCCCTGTCGCAGAAATATATCATCATATGAATACCTCATTGTACTCAATCTCTATCTGTGGCTTGTATGCGGTATTGACCCACTCTGACCAAGTTGCTCTGATAACATTAGTTCCACTTGTCAGCATGAAGTCTTCCCAATCATTACCAAGCGCACCAAACTGTGGTTCTAAATGTCCACCTATAGAACCATCTCTGTAGATGTATACTGTGGCTTCATTGCAATCCGCTTCTACTATGTCACCTGCTGTGAATACGTTAGGCTGTTCTGCGAATGGCACACCTGCTTCTCTTCTGAACAGAAGTGAATGGATCATATTGGTGTTCAGCGCAGTTCCGTATGTACCCATGTACACAGAAGCATCATGCGCTAATACCTGTGCCACCGCAGGTACATTGAATGTCCTCAATGGCAGGTTGCCTACTTGGAAGTAGACATAAGAACCATCTTTCTGTATGGAAGAATTCAGATTGCTCTGTGTGTAGTTCCAACCGCTGAACACAGTTCGTGTTCTTACCGCCCAATCCAATCTGGACTTGGTAACATACTTTTTCTTTTTCTTTTTTTTCTTCTTGTATTTGACTCTCTCTCTGTAACTTGCCCAGAATGGGTCATAGTAGGTTTCTGTGATGTAGACAGGTGTGCGGTTACAATAGCCGAAATGAGTATTGTAGTAGGACAAATCAATCTGATCCGTACCAACCTGCACCCCATTGACTATGTATCTGACAATGCCTGTTGTGCCGTTGGATGATTTATCAATGATGAAACCTGCTACTAACACACCTGTGCTATGGTTGTATGCACCGCACTCAAACACACCTGTTTCACTTGGATTGGCACAGCATATCCTATGCACCATGTTCATGGTGAAGTTGACAGCACCGGCTGTGTTCTTCCACAGTATCGCACCATGTAAATCTGAACCGCTACCATATGATGGTTTTGCGTAAGTCTGTGTCTGACCTGCTCCACCATTCCAGAAAGCATCTACAGTATCAGATGTAGATACAGAGCCTGTTACAGTTCCCTTGTAGGTGTGACCGCCTGTGCGTGTCCAATCGGATACGTTTACAAATTCTTTGTTTATGAATGTCTCGGCAGATACATACTCATCAAGGTCAAGTATCTCTGGATTGCCAAGTTGGATGATATTTTCCTCACCATCCATGAAAGCAACAAAGCCACAATCACCATCCTCTGAAGAAGAACCACCACTTTTAGCACCTGCAAACTTTGCCCTTAAGACAGGTCTTGCAGGTCTTGCACCCTTGTAATCAATGGTGAAAGTTGCTGTGGTGTCTGTTACTGTGGCATCTTCCATTGTCAGCTTGATAGGTTCTACACTTCTCTTGAATGGATATGTGCAGTATATCTTCCACTCACCCTTTACTGAATCTTGACCTGCTTCTACAGATGCATCCATTATCGGATAACCGCTGAAGAATTTGTCTGTCTCATCATTGAAGATGAAGTCGGCTTCTTCTATTGCCAACAGGTTGTTGAGGTTATTG